AATCTATTCGTAACATCACGTTCCCAGGGAAGATTTTGATACTCAATGTAGGTGATGTTGTCTTTTATCTCGTAAGGTCTATTGNTCCAAAGATAGATACCATCACGACGCACGGTAAGAATACCAGTNTGTGTTTGATTTAAATGAATCAGTTCATGCACTATAGGATAAAACATTTCTGACTCAGTAAGATCACCGTTGATTTTGATTCTTTTGTTTATTGAGGCAATCAAGAATGTTTCACCATATACACTGTGATCCATTTTCTTAAATTCTATCTCAATATGTTTAGGCAATGATATTACTCTTGCCGTCTTCTCACATAATTTTNTTGCGATAAGCTCTTTGCGAGGATCGTGGCTAATACCATTAAAATAGATATCAATCTTCATCAAGTATTTAGCCGAAAAAATAGGGGCCGAAGCCCCTATTTACATTGCAGGTCCATTTCCCTGCCTGAAACCAATTTCTCCGCCTTCTGCTGTAATACGCTTTAATACATCTTGATAGAAGAAGTCTTTAAAGTGTAAATGTCCGTGAATAATGCTAAATAATACTATGAGCAACACCCCTTTTACTTACTATCTTTACTGGTCGAAACTTGATTTACGCTACTACGGTGTTAGATATGCAATCGATTGTGACCCCACTGAATTATGGACAACATATTTTACATCATCAACTTACGTAAATCGTTTAAGAAACAACTATGGCGATCCGGATATTATCCAAGTCCGTAAAACCTTTAGCAACGTTGCTCAAGCAAAACGGTGGGAGACAATAGTTCTCCGACGAATAAAAGCATTGGACAAAATGAATTGGTTAAACTGTGCTAACCAATCTATCAGAGTTCGCAAAAACTTTGACGGATTTTTAGCACCAAACTTTGGGTATGTTTTTACACCATTGGAGAAAGTTAATAAATCTATTCAATACAAAAATCACAAATGGTGGAACAACGGAACAGCCCAGTGCTTCTGCGAAGAACCTCCAGATTCGTCGTATTATAGAGGCCGTTTACCATTCAATAATGTCGGTGCACAATTAGGGGCAGATATATCTAAGTTAAAAAAATGGTACACTAATGGAGTCGACTCTGTTTTTACTATACCCGGTACCGAACCAAGTGGCTATGTTTTAGGCAGAAAAGTAAAAAACAGAGTCAAATCAAATGCACTAAAAGGATCAAATTGGTGGAATAACGGAATAGAATCAAAATTGTCTTTTGTTAGTCCTGGCCCAGAATGGAAACTCGGTCGTCAATAAATTCAGCCTCATCTCGTTCTTTTTTAATTCTTTTTAACACATCTTCAAAAAGGATAGGGGCAAAGTCGGTTTGTTCTACACAAACACAATGATACCTATAATCAAATTCATTGCCATATAATACCTCTCCAGTTTTTGCATTAACGCCACGTGCCTTCATAACTCGGTTGGCGTGTAAGTGTCCATGTACATTCAATTTAAACCTGCCTAAGCTTTGTTCATGGATAGGGATATGACTTAAGATCATTCCGTTCATCACATGATATGCTCTCAATTCACGGAAGTACTCACGGTATTCAGTGTCACGGAAGATATCGTGGTTACCACGAATCAAAACCTTGTCGCCGTTCAATCGTGCTAACGTCTTCAAAGCCCTGCGGTTGATGACAACATCACCCAAAAAATAAATTTTATCGTTCGGACGAACATGTTCATTGTAAACTTTAACTAAGTGCTCATCCATTTCGTCAGGGTTGTCCCACGGGCGAAGTTTTGTTCCATCCTCACGTAAAAATCGGCAAACTCCCGCATGCCCAAAATGCGGATCAGAATATAAAAAAACTGCGGGCATATTACATCTCCTAAATGATAAATAGATAAACAAGGGGTAAATTTGTGATGCTTGAAGCCTATGTTTATCGCGTTAAAAACAACATTACTGGTCAATTTTACTATGGGTACCGTTATCGGAATCAAAAGTTGGGGATTGCGCCAGAAAACGATCTTTGGTTAAAATATTTTACGTCATCAAATCGGATAAAAAATGATATAAAAATCTACGGGAAAGAATCATTTACTGCTGAAATTATATACAAAAATACCGATTCTGTCAAGTGTTGGCAGCAAGAACAAATAGCTATCCAGCGAGAATGGTCCAATCCACTTTTATTGAACGGTAAATACCATGATCCAGATAACCCAGAAATAGAAATATTTCGCAGAGTAAATTTATTAACAGAAGCATCAAGACAAAAAATGTCGGCGGCCGGTCGAGGTAGACCAAAAACTGAAGAACATCGTAAAAAAATTGCCGCCGCGAACACGGGAAACGTCGGATCTAAACAGAAACGAATGAAAATTTCTGCCGCAAGAAAAATTAAAGGAGCAACCAATAAAGGCATGTCTCCGTTAAAGTATACATGTCCCCACTGCGGTGCTTCTGTTTCAAATGGAAATCTCAAAAGATGGCACGGGAAAAACTGTAAAGCTATAGACCCCGTCGGTCATATTACAAGAACCGCACAGGTAGCTGCTATCAATAGAAAAAGGGTGCTGTAAGTTCTTCTAGAGGTACTACTTATCCTATAATCTCAATCTTACTAAAACCTTCAGCCTTCGTAGGCATCTGAAATCCCTTGATCATCTGCACTATGACTGGGGTCGGGATAGTCTTGCCTGGGCGAGAGTCCAACCTACGCTTAAGTTCTTTTGTTTCAGGAGTCTTAAACACAACCGCAATATGCTCATAGTCAGGAAGCATTTGAAACTTCTTACGCCTACTCGCAACCGTGGTTGAAGTTTGATCCCAGATAATATCCTTACCTTCTTCTCGGGCTTTGATAACATCGTCAGTCATCAACGACACCGCGATGGGCATAAAATCCTTGAAGACTTCGCTATAGGTCTTACCATCCATTTCTGCTTTGGCATCAACGTAATGGTCGGTGGAAATGATAGCGCAATCTTTGGCCCAAGGTTGATTCTTGATCCACGTACTCTTTCCCGACCCCGGGACACCAATCAATTGATAACATTTAGGCATTATTTTTCTTTCTCAACTCAATAACAAATTATATATCCTAACCGATTTATTGTCAAGATATGGAAAAAGGAGCCGAAGCCCCTTTTGTGTCGTGCTATTTAGCAGTCATACCGACTGTCCATGATAGTCTTCAACATCATACCTTCAGGGGTGAACTCCGTCGGGTCTGCGCCAAGAATGCTAGCCATGATGCTCGGACTGAAGCCAGAGACTAGAGCAGCACCACTCTTATCACTCTTGACTGGAACGTTATCACTTGNGTTTAGGTTCCAGAAGACCACGTTAGGTACAGTGTACCCTGCTTGTGCGTACTTGCGTTCGATCATCTNCATAGCAGAATCATCGTGTTCAATACATTGATTGAACTGCATGTCCGAAAGGATCAACACCATCTTGGGCATGTCACTGTCAGGAACATTGTTCGCAACAGCGGTGCTTAGGATCTTGTCGAACGCCTTGTGCAGGTCNGTACTCATAGCCCAGTGACTCTTGATCATTTGATCAACCTTTTTGAACAATGTTACCCTTTAGAGTAACAAGTTCAGGTGAGCCACTGAAAGTCAAGAATGTATCCTTGAATACACCCTTGTTCTTGTCAGCTAGATATAGACCTAACGACACTGCAACATTCATGCAGGTAACGTCAGTGTTCTTACCTGCGGGGCAGGACATAGAACCNGAAACGTCTACCATAGGTAGAATGTTTGCATCGTTCATNTAGTTAGGAAGACTATCCCATTGAGCCGTCAAATGATCTAGCTCGGTCTTGCCGATAGCCTGACGATAACGCCCCGCGATGTCCTTCAAAACTTCATGCGGGAAAACNGCNCCNGCGTTAACCTTAACAGTCTTGTCNCCNGACACCAACTTTTCTACGTATTCTGCAAACTTGGGCGTGTTACGAGTAAACGCCTTCTTNTAGATACGTGCAGCCTGTGAAGGCACGTGCGAGAAGTTGATGTTATCCCAATCGTTGGCACACATTTGAGTTTCAACAACCTTGGTAAGCGCAACTAGGCTCTTACGNTATTGCTTTGGCGTCATACCAAAGAACTCNCGGATTTCGCGGGCGANNGGGCCCTTACGNGGNGTCCACTTTGCAGCCAATCCATTGGANTGNCGTAGATGATCACCTAGAAGGGTATATGCCTTTGCCTTCATGTCCGGAGACTTGAAGACGAACAGGTCATCGAAACGGCCAAGTTCAGGCACCTTAGCCATCAAACGAGCAGCCGATGCCGGATCGGTCTTTTCTAGATGAGCTAGAATGTCACGGAAGAGTTGGCGTTCACCTGCACCCTTACGTACATCGCGTGCCCACAAT